AATCCGGGGAAGCCCGGACTCAAAGCCCCGCAGCCAGAGGGTGGCCCTCGTAAAAAATCGTTCTGTGCCAGAATGGAAGGCATGAAAAAGAAGCTTACGAGTTCTAAAACGGCCAACGACCCAAACAGCCGTATCAACAAATCCTTAAGAGCTTGGAAGTGCTGATATGACTCAGGATAAACATGAACTAGTGAAGAATGCCGCAGACATCGTGTCTGTGGTTGCCACAATCGGATCGTTTCTCCAAGTGATTACGCCTTTATTTGGTTTGATTGGTGCTGTCTGGACGCTTATGCGTATTGCCGAGATGGTTACGGGCAAACCGTTTGATCAAATTATCCGTCGCAAAAAGGACTCCGACGATGAAAAAACCGATTAAATTTGGTGCGCGTAAGCGTTATGAGGAAGGTGGAGAGGTTGAAGAAGGTGAACGTGCAAAAGAGTACGTAGCTTCTAAAGCTGAAACAGCACCTTCTACATTCCGTGAAGCTTTTGCTCAAGCTCGTAAAGCAGGACAAGAACGATTTACTTTTAATGGTAAGTCTTACACTACGGAAATGGCAGGATCTAAACCTGCTGCACCTAAACCCACTGCGTCCAAACCAGTAGAAACAAAAGCTGAATCTGCGTCTTTAGAGGTTAGAGCTTCTAGACTACCGTCATCTAATAAACCTAGAGAAGCTTCTGGCATTTTAAGTTCGCTTAAAGAAGGCGTTACTCGTGGTGGGTATGAGTTTGGGCAGGAAAAAGAAAGTCCAAAACGTAGTACCTCCGAAAAGAAACCTAGATCTACTGAACGCCCAGAAGGATTCTTAAGCTCTTTTTCCAAAGCGATAACCAGCGGTGGACGTGAGTTTACCGGCGGTGGACACGAGTTTGGCAAAAAGCACGGTGGAAAAGTCCATAAATACGCCAAAGGTGGTTCAGTGGGTTCTGCTTCTAAACGTGCCGATGGTATTGCGGTACGCGGTAAAACCCGTGGGAAGATGTGCTAATGCCCACTGTATCTGCAAAGCAAGAGAAGTTCATGCAAGCTGTGGCGCACAACCCCAAGTTTGCTAAAAAAGTTGGTGTTCCTCAATCAGTTGGTAAGGAGTTTACTGGTATGAAAAAGATGTCAATGGGCGGCGGTGTCGCCCCAAGCAAGATGGGCGCTGTGAAAACTGCTGCTCCTAGCCGTGACGGTGTTGCTTCTAAGGGTAAAACCAAAGGCACACAGATCAAAATGGCTGGTAGCGGCGGTATGAAAAAAGGCGGTAAGGTTAAGAAGATGGCTTACGGCGGCAAGGCTTGCTGAGATGATGGCATCTCGCGGGATGGGGGCAATCATGCCCTCAAAAATGCCTACTGCCAAGCGTAAAGCTCGGCGGGATGATACTGATTTCGATCAGTATGCTGAAGGTGGCAAAGTTAACGCAGCAGGTAATTACACCAAACCGGGGTTACGCAAAAAAATCGTAGCTCAAGTTAAAGCTGCTGCAACGCATGGCACTAAGGCAGGACAATGGTCCGCGAGAAAAGCACAACTTGTAGCTAAGAAATACAAAGCAGCAGGTGGAGGTTATCGTGACTAAGAAAATGCGACGGTTTTCTGAAGGCGGTATGAACGAAGATACAGAACACACCCCTGATGCAGAGCCAATCGACTATAAAAAGCCAGATAAAAATTTGGTCCGTAATAAATACGGGCATAGACTTGAATATGGCGTTCCTACCACTGAAAAAGGAGAGTTTAAGTATCCTGATAGGGACGCGTTTTACGACAACAAACTAGATTACGATACTTTTGCCGAACAAAAAAGAGCTTATGCAAAATGGCGTGAGGACTACAAGAAACGTAATCCAAACGCTAAATTTGATCCAGAAGGTAAAGTTATCAGTACTTTTGGGGGGATAAACCCTAAAGACTATGAAACGAAAAAGAAAAAAGGTGGGATGATCGGTTCCGCCTCTAAACGCGCAGATGGTATTGCTCAACGTGGTAAAACTCGTGGAAAAATGGTGTAGCTATGACTAAATCATTTCCTGACCTGAACGATGATGGCAAAGTAACTCGTGCTGATGTCCTTAAAGGTCGCGGTGTTGAGGGGTTTAAAAGTGGTAAGTGGATTCAGTCCGCTATCAAAAAACCAGGGGCTTTGAAGAAATCGTTAGGCGTAAAAGGCGATAAACCAATCCCCGCAGCTAAGTTAGCCAAAGCAGCAAAAGCTCCCGGTAAGCTAGGGCAGCGTGCAAGGCTGGCGCAGACATTGAAGAAGATGAAGTGAAAGCTCCACAACAGTCGCTGAAAGATTGGGGAGACCAGAAATGGCGGACAAAAAGTGGTAAACCGTCTAGCAAAACTGGCGAACGATACCTCCCGTCGGCGGCAATTAATGCACTATCACCTGCTGAATACGCAGCAACAACTAAGGCAAAGCGAGCTGGAAAAAGTGCAGGCAAGCAGTTCGTTAAACAACCGGCAAAAATTGCCGCTAAGACTGCGAGATACAGATGACCACTAGCGGCTCAACCGATTTTAATCTTGAGTTCGTCGATATAGCTGAAGAAGCGTTCGAGCGAGCTGGGCGCGAGATGCGCTCAGGCTATGACTTGCGTACGGCTCGTCGGTCCATGAACCTCTTGACGATAGAGTGGGCGAATCGTGGCATCAATATGTGGACGATTGAGCAGGGTACGAAGAATCTGGTACAAGGCACTGCGACGTACGATCTACCGAACGACACCATTGACTTGCTTGAACACGTTATAAGGACAGGAGCTGGCAATGCCTCTACGCAAGCTGACCTCACCCTTACTCGGATTAGTGTATCCACCTACGCCACAATCCCAAACAAGCTGGCTCAAGCAAGACCGATACAGATTTACATCAGCAGGAACTCTGGAGCCACGTACCCTGCAACAAGTGCATACGATCCCGGACAAACCGCTTACCCCCAATTCACAGTTTGGCCTGTCCCTGACCAAGGCACTGAAGCCTCGCCGTACTATCAAGTAGTTTATTGGCGGATGCGGCGCATACAAAATGCTGGAGATGGTATTCAAACTCCTGATATGCCGTTTAGGTTTCTTCCCTGTATTACAGCAGGGTTAGCGTATTACATAGCTCAAAAGATTCCTGAAGGACAAGAACGATTATTAGCTCTTAAAGCTGCTTATGAAGAGCAGTGGAATTTTGCAGCGGGTGAAGATCGTGAGAAAGCTGCGGTTCGTTTTGTACCGCGCCGGATGTATTTAGGTAATACTGGGAGCTTCTAATGCCCAATCAGTTTGCCTCTGGTAAATATGCGATTGCTCAGTGTGATCGTTGTAACTTTAGATACAAACTGAAGCAGCTAAAGTCGTTGGTGATTAAAACCAAGAACGTAAACATATTAGTCTGTCCCGAGTGCTGGGAAAAAGATCAGCCGCAATTGCAACTTGGTATGTATCCTGTGTATGACCCACAGGCTATTCGTAATCCTCGTGTTGACTCTAACTCTTATTATCAATCGGGGCTAAATGGTTTACAGATTGAACCTGTAAATGACGACTCAAGCCAAGATGAAAATGGGGTTCCCTCTGGGGGCAGTCGGGTTATACAATGGGGGTGGTATCCAATTGGTGGTTCCAGATCTTTTGATGCTGCTTTGACCCCCAACGATCTTGTCCCTAGAGGACTTGTTAATTCAGTCACCGTATCGTAGGAGTTTATGATGGATGCAAAAACAGCAGTTCACAAACATGAGAAAGCCAAGCACAAAGGTCAGCCTCTGACCAAACTTGCCAAGGGTGGCAAGACCAACGCAAACATGCTAAAGATGGGGCGTAACCTCGCCAAGATTGCTAATCAAAAGCAGTCCTCGTTTACCTACAAAAACTCTGGTAGGGGGCGTTAATGAAACAAGTTAAACCTTTTAATCAGCCTAAACCCGCGCCGACTCCAAAGTCTACGGATGCAAAACCCAAGACTTCTGGTATTAAGATTCGCGGTACTGGGGCGGCAACTAAGGGTGTAATGGCTAGAGGTCCGATGGCGTGAACTATACGGATTTAAAAAAGGCGATCCGAGGGTATGTCGAAAATGACTACCCGACGATTACTTTTGCTGATTCTGCAACAACGTGGACATCAGATCAACAGCTTGCGACTTTTGTTAAACAGGCTGAACAGCGCATTTATAACTCCGTTCAATTTCCTTCCTTACGAAAAAACGTAACAGGGACCGCCACTTTAAATAATCAATATCTCCAATGCCCCTCTGATTTTTTAGCGGTCTATAGTATGGCTGTTATTGATGCCACGGGGCGCTACCATTACTTACTAAACAAAGACGTTAACTTTATTCGTGAAGCGTATCCCGTTACTTTAGGTTCTGGTAATACCGGTCGCCCACGTCATTACGCTATTTTTGGCCCCGACTATCCTACGTTTCCTAACGAGCTAACTTTTTTATTAGGTCCAACACCTGATTCCGGGTATTCTGTCGAGCTTCATTATTACTATTACCCACAGTCAATTACCGAAGCTGCTTCAGGCCAAACTTGGTTGGGCGATAACTTTGATTCTGTTTTGCTTTATGGTTCGTTACGGGAAGCGTACTTCTTTATTAAAGCTGAACCAGACATGATGGGAGCGGTGCAAAATAAATACGAAGAAGCCTTAGCCCTTGCTAAACGCCTTGGTGATGGTATGGAACGTCAGGACGCTTATCGTTCTGGTCAAGTACGGTATCCGGTGAAGTAGTATGGCAATTGTTCAAACCATGTGCACAAGTTTCAAGGCAGAAGTTGCCCAAGGACTGCACAACTTTACAAGGACGACAGGCAATGTTTTCAAGCTCGCTTTGTACGTCGCCACTGCCAACCTCGGAGCAGATACCACCGTTTACACATCCACTGGGGAAGTACCGTCGAGTGGAACCAATTACACCGCTGGGGGGATTGCACTTACAAATATCACGCCCCTTTCATCAGGTACTACAGGATATTGGTCGTTCGACGACGCAACTTTTACCAACGTAACTCTTTCCTGCGCGGGCGCACTGATTTACAATTCCACCAACGGAAATCGTGCAGTATGTGTACTTAACTTTGGGCAGACGATTACCAAAAACGCGTCAAATTTAATCGTCACTTTTCCCCCGATGGGCGCAACTGATTCTGTTTTAAGGATTGCATGATGGAAAAAGCAAAAGCGGGTGATCAAGTTTCTAGCGGGTTAGCCGCTAAAACATCGTGGGGTGAATCGGCTGTGGCCTGCGGTAGGTACTATGCAGAGTGCCATGACAAGGATGGCAACCTCAAGTGGACTGCTGAGGGTGATAACTTGGTAGTTAACGTCGGTCTTCAGTACATGGCTGGCACGGCACTGGCAAACTCGGCGGCACAGATCACAACATGGTATGTGGGCTTATACGGTGCTGCTGCAAGTAATACACCGGCTGCATCAGATACGATGTCCTCCCACTCTGGCTGGACAGAGATTGATTGCTACAGCAACGCAACCAGACCAGCGGCAACTTTTGCCGCATCAACAAACGCCAATCCTTCGGTAGTAACGAACACCTCTAATAAGGCTGTGTTTAATATTGACGCAACCGCAACGGTAGGTGGCGCCTTCCTAACAAGTAACAACACGATCTTAGGAACGACGGGTACGTTATTCAGTGCCGCAGACTTCCAATCACCCGGAGATCGGTCTGTGGTATCCGGGGACGTGATCTCAGTTACTTATGAGTTCCGACTCACGGCAACATGAGTGAAGGCGGCTGGGGATCAGGTGCGTGGGGATTCGGTCCTTGGGGGCGATCAGCTTATGAGCGATCTGTTCTTGAAGCCGCATCAGGCAACGATACAGTTGCTGTCCCTGGCGTTGAATATCCAGCATCCATCATTGAAGCTGCTTCGGGCAATGACCAAGTTACCAGCAATCCTTACTTCGCAACCGACATTATTGAAAATGCAAGTGGCGCAGACTCAATCTACGGATCGGCAAATTTTGCCGGTTCTATTATTGAAACGTCATCGGGAGCAGATAGTATTGCTGGGTCGGCAAGCTTTTTTAGTTCTGTATTGGAAGGCGCACAGGGTAACGACAGTATTTCGATCAACTTGGAAATGCAGTTATCGATTCTCGAAACAGCATCTGGCGCAGATACAATCTCTGCTGTATTGTTCTGGGAGCAGATCAATACCTCTCAAACCGCTAATTGGACTGAGATAACGACATGACTGTCAACTACACAACCCTTTTGGCGCTTGGTCAGCCCGTTACGGGAACCGAGTCTGGAACTTGGGGCGACGATGTTAACAACGCCGTTACCTCATACCTTGATATTGCGATTGCTGGTACGCAAACCATCAGCACGGATGGCGATGTAACCCTAACGCTGACCCAAGGTACGAGTTCTGCAACCAATATTGGTACGACATCAGCCCAGTACATGATCCTGAACTGTACCGGTTCCAGATCGCAACTACGCTACATAAACGTACCCAATAGCAGTAAAGCCTACATTGTGATGAACAACACCTCTGGTGGGTTCAATGTCACGATCAGGGGAAGCACTGGGCCTACGACAGGTATTTCAGTCGCTCCCGGCAAACAGACTTGGGTAGCCTGGGATACAAATGCCGGTGATTTCAAAGAGATTGCTTCGGGTGATGTAGACGGGCCTGCGTCTTCTACTGATAACGCAATTGCAAGATTTGACGGTCTGACGGGTAAAGTTATTCAGAACTCGGCAGCATTTGTCGCTGATACGACAGGTGACATCACAGCCGGGGCTTATAACAAAGTCACGATCACTGCTCCGGCATCTAGCGCAACACTGACCATCGCTGATGGCAAGACACTAACGGCTAGTAATAGCCTGACGCTAGCAGGTACTGATAGCACGACGATGACCTTTCCGGGAACCAGTGCAACGATTGCACGGACGGATGCGGCTCAGACATTTACGGGCATACAGACCTTTAGTTCGGCACCGATCTTATCTTCGGCCACGGCAAGTAAAGCAGTCTTTACGGATGGGTCTAAGGCACTTACCTCTACAGGTACGCTAGCCACGGATCAGGGTGGTACAGGTCAGTCTAGTTACACCGCTGGTGATTTAATTTACTACGCCACGGGTACAGCGTTTACCAAGCTTGCGCTTGGTTCAAGCACGACCATCCTTACGTCTTCAGGAACAGCGCCACAGTGGAGTGCTGCATCAGGTGTGACGGTTGGGACGGCTACGAATCTTGCAGGTGGTGCAGCGGGATCGGTTCCTTATCAGACAGCATCAGGTGCGACAAGCTTCTTATCCATCGGTACGTCTAACTATGTCCTGACTTCCACGGGATCAGCGCCGACTTGGACAGCCAATACCGGTACGGGGAATGTCGTTAGGGCAACATCACCTACGCTTACCACGCCTGTTCTTGGTGTAGCTACAGCAACAAGTTTGAATGGCCTAACGGTATCCACGACCACGGGTACGCTGACACTTGCTAATGGATCTACGCTTGCAACCTCTGGTGCTAATAGCATCACGTTAACTTCCACGGGTGCTACAAACGTCACGCTTCCCACATCGGGAACCTTGGCAACCACAAGCAATACCGTAGCAACGATCTCATTTGGTACGACAGGTTTAACGCCAAGCACGGCAACAGGTGGTGCAGTAACGGTTGCGGGTAATTTAAGTCCTGCTAATGGTGGTACTGGGGTTGCGAACAACGCGCTGAATACGCTTACCTTCACGGGTAACTACAGTCTTGGGCTGACCTTAAACGGCAATACTTCGGTCACGCTACCTACGACAGGAACGTTGGCGACGCTGGCAGGTGCAGAAACCCTGACCAATAAGACGATTAACGGTGCTAATAACACCATCAGTAACATCAACCTAGCGTCCCAAGTCACGGGAACGCTTCCGATTGGTAACGGTGGTACGGGTAACACGGCAACGCCCACGAACGGTCAATTGCTGATTGGTAACGGATCGGGTTTCTCGATTGCCACACTGACCGCAGGTTCGGGGATCACGGTTACCAATAGTTCGGGTGGTATCACGATTGCTGCTTCGGGCGGTGGTGGTAGTGGAGATGTAACCGGTCCGGCGTCTTCAACAGATAATGCGATTGTCCGGTTTGATGGCACTACGGGTAAGCTGATTCAGAACTCGGCTGCAACGATTGCCGATACAACGGGTGACATCACGGCTGGTAAGTACAACGGCTTAACAGTCTCAACAAGCACGGGTACTTTGACGGTTGCAAACGGTTCGTCGCTTATTACGTCTGGTGCAAATAGCATCACGCTGACATCTACTGGCGCAACAAACGTCACGCTGCCTACGACGGGTACGTTGGCTGTATTAGGAACGGCACAAACCTTTACCGCAGCGCAGACATTCCGTGCGGCCAGTGCAATTCGTTCAGAGGCTGCTTCAACGCAGGATGCTGTGGTGCTTGCAGGACGGGCTGGTGGTACTTCCAGTTATGCAGTAACGCTTACCCCAACAACGCTTACAGCGAGTCAGACCTTAACGCTTCCTAATGCAACAGGAACCCTTTCTACAACTGGATTTGCTATTGCTATGGCATTAGTCTTCGGAGGTTAAGTTGATAGACCAAGAGACGCTAAAAGCAAGGTTTGATTACAGGCCAGACGGGTGTTTGGTTTTGATCAACGATCCTGAAACGGATATATGGAAGCGGCGTCCAGTTGGCTTTACGTCAAGCAGCAAAGATCGCCCGGATAAGATATACAGGGCTACTAAAATCAAGGGCAGGCAGTATGCTATTCACAAGCTAATTTGGCTCTGGCACTATGGGGAATACCCAGATCAAATTGATCACATTAACAGAGATGGTGTGGATAACAGGATTGAGAATCTTCGTCTTGCTACAGCATCTCAAAACATGATGAATAGAAAAAAGTTTAAGAATAACCGTTCTGGGGTTACTGGTGTTTCATGGCATAAGAAATCAGAACGTTGGTTTGTTTACATAGATGCCAATAAAAAGCGTAAGAATATTGGGTATTTTGATGATTTTGAATTGGCTGAGTTAGTTGCTATTGAAGCCCGTGACCTGTATCACGGAAAATTTGCCAGATTGGCATAGGAGAAATAAATGGGTGCGCCGAATATAGTTTCTGTAACGAGTATCGTGCCACACACGGTATCTATCACCCCTGCTGATACCTCACGAAATGCTCTAGTGACAGCACCAGCAACTGGGGCAACGCATAAGATCAACTCGATCTTGATCTCTAATATTGATACGGCATCTGCTTATTCAGCGACGGTAGAATTGAGACTTGCTGATGGTTCAACGTATCGGTCCTTATGTACGTCACTTACGGTTCCTGTAGGCGGTACGGTGGAATTACTGACCACGGGTACATCGATTTATTTGCTGGATACAAGTGTGTCGGGTGAAGCATCAACGCTGTGGGCAACGAGTTCCACGGCATCTAAACTGACGTATACCTGCTCTTACACCACGATTTCTTAAGGTTTAGATCATGGCTCAATATCCTAATCCTTATAACGCCCAGGGGGTCTGGTCTTTAAGAGATCAGTTTGTCGCCCGAATGGGCAACAACTGGCCTGGGGTGGTCACGGTTACAGAGATCTTCACATCCAGCACGAGTTGGACCTGCCCCACGGGTGTAACTGCTGTCAATTATTTGGTGGTAGCTGGTGGGGGTGGGGGTGGAAACGGAATATCAACAGCTGGAGGTAGAGGCGGTGGTGGCGGTGGTGGCGCAGGTGGTCTTAGAGCTGGGACGGGATTGTCTGTTACTGCCGGAACTTCTTATACCGTGACTGTTGGTGCGGGTGGTAATGCAGCATCAAACGGCAACAATTCGGTATTTAGTTCTATTACATCTACCGCAGGTGGGAGCGGGGCTACGACAGACGCTGGCGTTGCTGGTGGCAATGGTGGATCTGGTGGGGGCGGCGCAGGAAGAAGTTCTACTACAGGGGGTTCGGGTAATACACCATCCGTTAGCCCGTCACAAGGCAACAACGGTGGCACCGGCTTTAGTTCACCGGGAAATCCGGCTGGTGCTGGGGGTGGTGGGGCAGGGGCGGCTGGTTCAAGTGGTGTTTCGGATAACGTAGCAGGAAACGGTGGAGCTGGATCAGTGTCCGCATTAAGCGGGGCTAGTTTGGCTTATGCAGGTGGCGGTGGTGGGGCTAGTTGGCTTAGTGGAACAGATGGCACTGGTGGGTCTGGTGGCGGCGGGGCAGGTTCTGGAAGTACTAATGGCACTGCCGGAACTGCAAATAGGGGCGGTGGCGGTGGTGCAGGTCTAAACACAACAGGCGGCGCAGCAGGCGGCTCCGGTATCGTCATTATTCAATACACCATTACCCCAAGCATAGCTACAGGCATTGTGACCTTCACAGGTAGTGGCGTATGGGTATGCCCTGCTGGTGTGACTTCGGTTGATTACTTGGTTGTCGCTGGCGGCGGTGGGGGTGGTGGTATTGGGGGTAGTGGTACAACAGCTTCTGGCGCTGGCGCTGGTGGGTTTAGAACAGGAACCGCATTGGCAGTTACAGCAGGCACTCAATACACCATTTCTGTAGGCGCTGGCGGTACCGGTGGAACCGGAAATAACAGGGGTACAAAAGGGTCGCCTTCAATTTTTAGCACTATAACTTCTACCGGAGGTGGAGGTGGTGCAACAGGCGGTGATCTAAACGGAGAAGCCGGTGGCTCTGGTAGCGGTGCTGGATTAACCGGTACAGTAGGGTCTGGTAATACTCCATCTACATCCCCTTCACAGGGAAATAATGGCGGATCAGGAGTACTCGGCGCCCCCAATCACGGTGCTGGTGGAGGTGGAGGTGCCGGGGCAGTTGGCGGTAATGGAACAACAACCTCTGGCGGTGCAGGCGGTGCAGGAACCGCATCATCAATTTCCGGTTCATCTGTAACTTATGCAGGTGGCGGCGGTGGTGGAACGTATAACACCGCTGGAGGAGCGGGTGGAGCTGGAGGTGGTGGGGCGGCTGGGTCTACTGCTCCCGGAAATGGTTCTGCTGGAACTGCTAACACGGGCGGTGGCGGTGGCGGAGGGGTTTCATCCGCAGGCGTTGGCGCTAATGGCGGCAACGGCGGCTCCGGCATCATCATTCTCAAAACGAATTACTAATCCTATGCAAAAAATCTACAAACTCTACGGTATAGACACAGCGATGGCGATGCTCCGCCCAGGCGCTAAATGGGAAATCTCAAACAGCCATTTCACTCGCTGGGATGATCCTCGCCCCTGTCCGACATGGGAAGAAGTGCAAGACACGATGGAGAAGATCAAAGCCTTTGAGGACTCCATCAACACCATCTACACCGAGGAACAGCTCAAAGAACACAACGAATGGGTTGCAATGTTCAACAAGGCGGCTGCATGAACCTGCACGGACTCTTTGCACAACCCGTTGGGTTCTTTGACCTTGGGCGTGAGCTAACCGAGGAAGAGAAGTTTTTCCTCATGGAACTTGAGCAACGCGCTAATCAGGGAAATCGGACAAGTACCAATAACTTCGTCCTCAAAAGCCCTGTGATGACAAGTCTTAGGTCATGGATGGAAGACTCGGTGGCTGAGTATTTCAAAGCTACAACCAACCCTAAGCATGATGTCACGCTAAGGCTCACGCAAAGCTGGGTCAACTACAGCGAACCGGGGCAGTATCACCACAAACACGCACATCCCAACTCTTTTGTATCAGGCGTGTTCTACATTCAGACCAACCCTAACGACAAGATCTATTTCTATCGGGATGGATGGCAGCAGATTAAATTGCCCCCGGCAGAGTGGAACGCATGGAACAGCGAGTCTTGGTGGTTTGAAGCCATTACAGGGCGATTGATTCTTTTCCCATCAAGCCTGACGCACATGGTGCCGACTGTAGAGGGTGAGGATGTACGGGTTAGCTTGAGTTTTAACACCTTCCCGCTAGGTACAGTTGGCGAGGAAATGGATTTAACTGGACTGAAACTGGAGGCTTAGATGGCTCACTACGCGAAGCTTGACGAAAACAATGTTGTGACCCAAGTGGTCGTTATTGATAACAAAGATACCGCTGACGCATCGGGCGTGGAGAAAGAACACATCGGTGCAGCTTTCTGTGAGCGTCTCTTCGGCGGCACATGGAAGCAGACCAGCTACAACGGCAACAAACGTAAAAACTACGCAGGGATTGGTTACACATACCGTGCTGACATTGATGCTTTCGTAGCACCAAAGCCCTTTGCGTCATGGATTCTCAATGCTGATGCTCAATGGGAAGCACCTGTAGCGATGCCAACCGACGGGCAGATGTATACATGGGATGAAGCAACAACTTCGTGGATAGTCAATGAACCCGCTCAAGCTTGATCTGACACTTGATGAAGTCAACACGGTATTAGATGCGCTAGGGAATCTGCCCTATAAGCAAATAGCACCGTTGTTTGAGAAGATCAAATCCCAGGCTGTAGCGCAGTTGCAGCCAGAGGAACCCAAGGCTG